TCTGGCAATATCATTGTAAGAACTTTCAAACTCTTTCATCTCAATCTCCCATATCATCAAGGTCTGAAATTTCTTCTTCCACATTATCTTTGTCTAATCCATCAACTTCAAGCTGAATCGCCCTAAGCCAATCATTAGCACCTTCAGTGTTACGATAGAATATTTCAAGCTGATAGAGAGCAGCTTTCAGCAATAGCTCTGGAACCTCAAGAGTCCAATAGTTCTCTTGATCATCATCAGATAAAACTGCCTGGTTAAACATTCCAAGCACTTCAACTACATAATCACTATCACAGGGCGGAGCAACTATGATCCCACGATAGTTATACTTTGCATCTGTCTCAGCATTGTTTAATCCCAAGAATGTGCCAAGTGAATTTTGTGCTGTTGTTTCAAGAGCTCTCATATTTGCTGGAGCATAATACAAAGGTTGGCCAACTTCAGCAGCAGATACTAATCCACTATAATATTCTTTAAGATCTTTCAGCGAGCATTTTTCCAGCAACACACGTTCTTCACTATTATTAACCCAAACTTCCAAAATCGCTCTGCATCTCTGTTGGAATGTGATAGCATATTGGCCACTAGCCAAAGCAAAAAACAATGTTGCTTTGGTTTCTGGCACAGTTAGCAACCTATCCAGATAATTCTGTCCAGCATTTATGAAAAAATCTGCTCCATTATACGCCGGAGTGCCATTGTCAGTGTTAAAGCCACTCAGGTACGCAAATGTGGTAGGATGATGAATCTCAAGACCACACTCAGTCAGATATTCCTCATCTGTGCCATCAATCCTATTCCGCCCAGTGTTCTGCTTTTCAGCATCAGCATAAAATGTAGTATCAGTAATATACTTATACTTCAAATTACTCATATCCAAGCAGACCATGCTGTTGCGGTTAGTTGTTTCATACGAAAACAACGGGTGAGTTTTCATATAAATAGTACCAAACGGAGTAACCCATTCCATTACTTTAATACCATAGCTCTTGGTCTGTGGGGTAAAAGTGTAGTTACCATAAGCCTTAACCAGCTTGTTAATGCCAAGGATAACACCACTACCACAAATCGCAAGACGTTCGCTGGAACCATAGCGGAATAAGGTCTCCAACTGGGTATCCAACCATTCCTCACCTTTATCTACCCAATAGCTATTGGTGAAATCGCTTGAAGTGGAAAAGTCAGAATTAACTGCACCATTAGCAAGCATAAAAGGAATAATACCATCAGTAGTTCTCTCAGGCTTTCCATTAGCACCTGTCAACTCGCTCTTAACAGACCACAAGAAGGCTTTCTCCATCTCAATACCATGCAGCTGGAGTGCCTCACGTTTGCTTTCTTCATACTGAGCCTTCGTCCGTAACTTGGTAAGTCTGGCAGTACGAGTGATACTTAGTGAAGTGCGGAAGATTTGAGTGTAGTTATAAAACTTGGTCGGGCTGTAGCTGATAGCAGAAGGCATAGCTCCACCTTCCGGGTTCACACTACCAATTACCAAGATCCGATTAACATCAGCAATGCCATTGGTGGTAGGATCGGCCTGCAGCAACTTACACGCAATGTAAGAACTTGCGCCGTTGCTCAGCGTTGCCACAACTTTCGCTCTGGTATCATCGAGATAGTTCGCAGTATTACGTAGCATAACCATATGACCTATACGAATCTCGCTCTCAACAGCTGCAGCTACTTTCGCATAAAGCACATCACCAACAGCACCGCCAGTGGTATAAGCAGTTGACAACGCTGCATCAGTGTAAACATCTGCAACTGTCCCAGCCTGTTCTGGCAAACCCTTAGTCCACCAGCTGAACTGCGGGTCATCAACCTTCTCCGATCCCATTTTACTCATAATACCTGTAAGAGGCATTTCCCCATTAGGATACAGATACAAAATCCCTTCACGAAAGTTAGTAGGTCTTTCATCTGTTCCCCAATTACCAGTACCACGCATACCTAAGAATCCGTTCATTCTATAAATCTCCTTTCAAAAATTAATCAGCAACAGTTACTACAGTGTTAGTAGAAAGAGGCACAAATGACAAGTACCATTTGATATTACCAGTGTTTGCAGCAGAACTATGAAACTTAATAGTCCCAGGCGGCAAGAAGAACTCAGCTGGCAATTTTGTAGCTGTGGCAGGATCATACCAGTTAATACCATTTGCAGTGATAGTCAAAACTGGAACAGTGCCAGCAGCCACAGTTGCAAAGTGAATTGCACTACCAGCCGCAGCACTTGCAACTGATACAGCAGTACTGATTGCCACAGTGGCAGATGGACTAGTAGTAGTCATTTGCAAAGTACCATTTGCCGCAGTAGCGCCAATGACGGTAGTTACAATCCCAAAAATCCTGGCATGAATAGGACCTCCAGCAATTGTGAATAGACTATCAGTTGTATTTGCTGGCACTGTGCCATCAGATTTTTCCAAACACTGCCAACCTTTGTAATCGAGAAGAGCATCCACAGTTGCCAACTTTGTCTCAATCACATGAAGTCTTTTTGATAAAGCTTTAGTATTAAACATTCAAACCTCCTTATGCTACACCACTGGTAATTGTTCTCCAAGCATAGCCATCACAGAACAGCATAACCCAATCTCCATCAGCATCCAAGTCACCAACAGTGGTAAGCTCAGTCGCTGTTTCTTTCACATACAGCGAGATATCACCACCAGCAGCACCGGTAGGAGCACTGATATAATAGAACTTCCCACATGCCTCAGCCATACTAGGTAACGTGATAATACCAGAAGCATCAGCCACATCAGAAGTTGCTCTGATATTCTGATCTACAGCCTTCATTTGATATGTAGGAACAGCTGTGGTAAGATTAATCACAAGACCATTAAATCCTCTAGAGCTGTCCAGCATATCACTATTAATTCTTTCATGACGTCTTTCCATTTAAAATACCTCCAATTAGAAATTAAGTAAATCCGACAATTCCTGCTGCATTTTATCTACATTAGGAATCTTCATTTTCTCTCTATTCCCCTGCGTTCTTTTCACCAACTCCGGCATCCTTCCCTGCTCGTTGACTAATCTTGTCGCTTGTTTCCGAAGGCCTAATATCTCCCTTGTTTTCTCTGCTGATTTTTGGAATATTTCTACAACTGAAAGTTGTGGATTTGTACTATAAATTTCATTCGCTACAGCCGCCACAGTTTTCTTCACTGGTTCAAGGTCTGGGTTATCACGATAGAACTCATCTGTGGCCTGCTTGATAGTGAACTGCTGTTGCATCTGCTTCATCACGATGTGAGGTAAGCTGGTGAAGATCTTCTGCACAGCACTCTCTTCAGCCATTTTCATAGCTTTTGAGATAGCAGAGTTGAAAAGCTCTTTACTCGCCAGCACATCATCTATATCGTTGTCACCTATGATATCATAAACACTTGGATTTGTCTGGCTCTCTTGCACTTGTGGTTCAGCAACTTTCGCTGGCTCCATGATCTTGCCAGATAATTCCTCTATCCTCTGCATCAAGATTTCATTCTGCTTCTTGATTGTGGTGATCTCATCATCAGCAACTTGGACTTCTTCTGCTACTGGCGTGATCTCTGCAGGTGTTTCTTTTCTTTCTTTATCTTCAATATCAGTAACTTCTTCTTTTGTTGTCTCTCCTTCATCAGCTTGGCTTTCTTCCCCTTTCGTTTCATCCGCTGGCTCCTCAGCAACAGGTTCTTCAACAGGTTGTTCAGAAGATGGAAAAAAGTCAGACAACATACTATCGACTTGTTCCTTTTGGCTTTCATCAGTTTCCATTAGATCACTCTCCTTTGTTCATTTTTTAAACATAGTTAGTCAAGCTCTTCAAGCTGCATCTCAGGCCACTTCATCATATCGATCAGCACTTCGGATCTTCCTTGTGCCCGATAGATCTGAAGTGGTTCATCCATACATAGTATACTCGCCATAACATTAGCGTGGATAGATTGTAACTCTTCTCTAAAAACTTTCCACACTGGATCATCTATAAATCTTTCAAGTTCACTTTTGGTTAGCATAATTATCCTTGTAAATAACCTGCACTTGTAATTCCATTAAGAATATTCTGTGCTCCTTCAGGCAAGAATCGCTCTTGTGCAGCAACATCTTGCAAAGGAACCATGTTGCCAGCTTGCACCTGCTGTTGCACTTGTTCATCTGGCATAGGCATTATTTCAAACTCCTCGATATTCTTCGCACCATTGTTCCTGGCTATATGTTCGAAGACTTTGACTATGTCAAACTTCTGCTGCAGCCTTGGCTCGGTAGCTATCATTTCAAACATCTTAGTCCACACTTCAGAATAATTGCTCCCTGGCACACTACCATCCCTTACCTTCACATCATAGTCAACAAGAATATCAAAGGGTGAGACCTTCATCTTATTAGCCATAACTCGTTCACCATATTCAGTCATCAACATCTGCTGCCACCGGCCAGTGGTAGTGACATACAACTCTTCACTCATAAGTTGCTTTGTGTGTGAGGCAAACATATAGCCAATGTCTTGCATAGATTGCAACGCAATAATTCTTGCCATCCGCTCAAGCCTGGTGAACCCGCCAGCCCTGGTGCCTTCAAACTCTTTTCCTGTCAACCTCTCAGGCCCACCAGTTCTCAACGCACCCATACTTGCATCATCCGCTGCGCCGATCTTCTGCATCCACTGCACTATCCATGCCGAGTCAGCAATATGACCCTTTGTTACATCCTGCACTGCAAGCTGTTGTACAGCATCTTTCACACCTTTTCCCCACGCAGGTCTTCGCAAACGAATAAGCTTGCCTGGTTTAGGATCTTCAATATCCTTAACATTAACCAAGAAAGGGTCAACGATAAGCATGTCGTTTATTGCTTTGCGAACATTGCTAATATGTGTATTGAAGAGCCAATCCAATATCCCTTGCATTCCGCCCAAGATCTCAATCCTTGATATTGGCGTAGTGCTATAACCATCAAAGTCACTTGCGCTGATAGCAATAGGAAACATATTATGATCGAGGTCAAGGGGTTTGCACTTAGTGATAACCTCATCTGCACTCAGACAAAATGCCCACTTTTCTGGATATTCACTATCACCAAGATTCCAATCTTTGGGAATCAGCTTTATGAACATGTGGATGTTATCTACACGACTTGTAGTATTATCATCATTAACTCTTGATGTTGATCCAGTTTTTCGCTCACGTTCAGATTTGTCACCTTCAAATAGCGAGGATCTTTTATTCTGCACTTGCTTCAAATACTTAACATTAAACATGCTTTTGCTATTGCGTTCTTCACTCAGCATGTTCATTAGGTTGGTTTTCTCTAACCATCCAAAGAACTCTCCCTTTTGCTGGTCATGAATACTGACATTTGGATCTGGTAAACACAGATAAGGATCAATATTGCTAAGTTCATTCCCCTCAAATAATATCGTTTCTTCACTGCTTTTCACACTTCCCGCACCAATAAGTTGACCAAGCACACCTTGGATTCCATTTTCCTTGGCTACAGTCCTACGACCATATTTAGTCACCCACCCCGGCGCAGCAACTCCAAAACCATAGGCAAGATTATCACGAAACAGGGTGTGCAAGTTGAGTGCTACTTTGCTTTTGTTACAGTGAAGATCAATTACCTTCTCCATCATAATAGCACCAAGAGTATCCTCAGGTGATACACCTTCATAACGGAAGATTGGATCTTGAAAGAATGCCGCAACTAGATAGCCAAGCAGTGTTTCCATTATAGCATAACTATATGGGAAGACAATGCTAGTTGGCTTACGTGCATCTTTCTCTTTCTTCTCTC